ATCGCGTCAGTCGTCCATTTAGACCAGGCAATGTCGTGTAGTAGCTTAGTTGCAAGCTCGGCCTTGGCACACAGCTCGCCTTGAAGATAAGCGTCAACGTCCTTACTTTTACTCATGTTGTGCCTCCAGCAGCTCCGGATTCTCAAATTTGTTTCCCACAACCTTCATTGTGAACAGGTCACTATCTGGCATGTCATTCAGGTGTCCGTTTAGTAATAGCAACTCATAGAGGTTTCGCCCACCCCAGCCTGGAGTGCTAACCACAAACTGACCATTATCGAAGGCAACTACACCACACTCGGTTCCCATTTCATCATGGGGTGGGTCATCAAATACCATATAGCCGAACCTGTGCTCAAACAGGTCGCCTTCGTAGATTTCTCGTCCGTTCTTGTCTTTAAGGCCGGTAAACTGCATCAAATGGGCTTCTTCGTCAATTAGTTCAATGCCATTTTTGCCGTCATCAGCAGTTACCCACATACGTCCATCTGCGTCCCATTCAATATCGCTGACTGGATACATTTTGTGGTTGTGACTGCTATACGCTCTGAACTTAATCTCTCGTTTCATTTCTCTGCCTCTATTCTCTCATTTGGCCGCTTGGTGTATGTCTTCATGGTGATGTAATCCTACTCAAATTCGATTGCTGGTATGTTCAGGTGCTCAATCAAGCCAAGGCGTTCCAACCGCTCATAATTCTTCCGTTCACAATACAGATCGGCCTCGTATTGAGATTTGAATTCTTTTACCTCAATTTCTCCGCCTCGGCCAACAATCTTGAATTTCATTTTTTTGTCAATCCTCTCTTCGAAATGTTTACTCATTTCTCCGCCTCCAATTCCACGATTTCCCCGGTTTCCTCAACGCGCCAGACACCTAGCAGCCATGCACGGGCAAAAATATTGCTTGAACTGATAATCCAACTTTTATCATCATCCGTTATTTTTTTAAACCCCGGTCTGTGAATTAATTGGGAGTAGTACATCATGTAGAGCGGAATATCGTATTTCTTACCCCACTTGATGTATTCTCCAAACGCTTTCGGAATCACCGGCAGATCATCTGGCAAGGCGGTTTCATAACGTTTCTTGTAATCATCCAGTGTTTCCCTAGGCCAACCGTTGAAGAACACCTGATAGCCAGCAAGACGGTTCCAAACCGCCTCGAACACGTCCCGCTTCGTCTCATTGCTCATCGTCTTTCTCCTTTTTGATCCTCACGAACCCCGCAAGCTTTCAGAATGCGAATGCGATCGGCGTCAGTGATGTCAGCGGCTGATCCGTGATTCAGGACAGCTTCCCATAAAGTGCCACTGGGGTTTTGCTTGAATATCATCTCAATGAAATCAGGGTTTATCCAGTCACCGCTTTCAAGCTCAACGAATGCCATCGTCAGTCACCTCCCTGAATGTATTCTTTAAATACCTCAGCGTTTTCACGAACTGCGTCTCTAATCTCAATAGCACTACCATTCGTTTTTGGTGCATTACTAGTGCTATCAAAAGCATCAGTTAGTTTTTGTAAGGCAAAAAAAGCAACATCTCCCCAAGTTTCAATGGCTTCAAGTGACTCATTGTCAGCATTGGTTTCGCCATACCAGTGTGGAGTATCAATGAGTGCTTCAAGCAAGCTACTAATCTGTTTAGAAGTTAATTTATTCGTCATCGTCAGTCACCTTGCTGTTCGTGGCAATCCCCGCAATTCGTTCGATGTCGGCTTCCGTTACACCAACGCCAAAGCATTTTGCTGTTTGAAAGCTATTTTCATTTGTGATCACCGGCTGTTTGAAATAAGCCACCATTTTGGTATTTGAGATATACGATACCGCCGATAGATTGATCAAATTACCGTTTTCTAGCTTAATCATTTTCATCATCAGTCACCTCTTCTTTCTCGCAGTCTTGCAAGCCGTAATGCTCGATCTCTGATTCAGTGAACTGATCAGAGGCAGTAGTGCTCATGATTTTGTGTTCCATAATTAGCCAAATGATCGTATCGGGGAAAAGAGTTGATCGGCATGCTTGAGCAGCTTGCTTGTTTTTCTGCTTGCCCCCGAGTTCCTTATATACTAGATACTTATTCTCCTTTGCCACGGTGTATCCGTTGACGCAAGCATTAATAATCAGTCTTTCCTCATCAGCATAAGAATGGTCAGAAATATAAGTTGCCGGATATTCTGCATCACGAGCATTTTCAACGATTTCGGCTTGTTCTTTGGTTAGGACTACCTTTTTAGGCTCCTCAATCAAAGTGACAACGTGGCCACCGTGTTCTGTGCAAAGGTCGTGGGCTATTCTTTGGCTAGTAGTGGCAGCTATTTCACCTTCACGCCAACCTTCACGCCAACGGTAATGTTTGTCATCACTAACAAATAGATAAATTCCCTTTGCGTTCTTAACCGCGTACAGTTTTTTTTCGCTCATTTTTCGTCCTCTCTCCCGTAAATATTCTTAACAAGTGCCACAGCTTTCAGATTGGCATATTCGTTTACGTTACCGTCCACATAATCGCCCATAGAAAGCAGATTTTCTGCACGTTTTAGTGCTTTTTCGTAATTCATCTTTTTTTGCTTTGGTTCTACGGGCACTAGCTTGTAGTCCACACCTTCATACATGACGCCTACAACCTTGCCAGTCTCTTTGCTGATGTAGATGTCATCGAACGTGTCGTCTCCTGTTTTCATTGGTCGGCCTCCTTATAACCACGAAGTATCAAAGTTGTACGTCACAATTGCACTTGGAAATGGTGCCGAATCTCCGGCACTCCCATTGTGCTCAAATTTCAGCCTTCCGCGTAGAAAATCAATATGTGCTTTGTAAAAGATGTATTCATGCCAATAGCTAGTGTCTGTTCTCGCCGGTATGAGCAAGACTATGGGGTCTTTGCATTTGATTGAGGAGATATAAGCTTTCTTCACCCACAGTCCTAGCTGTCGTCCATAAGGCGGGTTTAGCCATTTTGGGCCATTCACATTCGACCAGTCTTTGCTCAAAGCATCGTCTTCGACTGTGTAATAGTTTTTGCACTTTGCATTTTTTGAGGTCGCTGCTAAATCAATTACGAATTGGTATCTGTCATTAAGTTTCTCAAATAGCTTCTGTGGTGTTTCCCAGTCATCCTTGTCACTTGAGAAAAGCCCTTTATTAAGCATGTTTTTTCTCCTTAATTTTTAAAGTTGTTCTTCCGTGAATAGCCCTGTGTGATAGTCATATCTAGCAATCGTTACCGGTATCTTGTACCTGATCATGAACAGCAGCATTCGAAGCCTAGCATCGGTGGTCAAAGTCGCGTCTCCGCCTTTAACGTCAACAACCTTTGTCAATTCGTCACCGTCATAGAAGCAGTAGTCCGGTGTATATACGCGTGCTGAATAACGTTTGCCATTGATCTTGAATGCCGACAAAATCTCAAACGATTCCTGAATCGTTACCTTCTGTGGCTTGTTTCGTATCAGCATGTAGTAGGCGCCCTCTGCTTTGCTTGCGAATCGAATGCCATCAATCACAACTGGTTGCGCGTTGTATTTGCCTCTGCGTCTCTTGCGGATAACCATGGCTAAAGACTCGTAATCTCTTCATGGCCGTTGTTGCGGCGGGGCAGCTTGATCTCAAACTCGCTTGCAACTCGCTTCACGAACGTTGTTGACTTCCCGATCCGTTTTGCAACGTCAATTAGTGTGTCGCATTGTGAGGCCGCTTCTGCAATTCCGCGCGCGTATTTAGCACGGGCTTCTTTTCGCTTTTTTGAAATCTTTTTAAGACCGTTGTTGACTGAAGTCTTCAAAATATCGCTCTCATCAATACCGGACACCGAATGCTTTTCAAGAATTGCTTTCTTTGATACAACGATCTGGTTATTGAACTCTTGCTTCTCGATTTTTGAGAATGCTTCGCTTTCAGAAATGTCTAGCATTACGGCGTTCTCATAGCGCTTAAGCAATTCAGCCTTGAAACCGCGCCACACTTTGTCTCCTTGCTTATATAAACGCACTGTTACTTGTGTCATGATTTTCCTCCTGTCTAAGCTCCATGTATTCCTGATCGCTGATTGGTTGTCTCAGCTTATCGATTGATATTCCCATAGCCTTTGAAATTTTGATGAGTGTTCCCCGCATGACCTTTTTGCCATCAAGGAAGTTGGCAATTGTGATGCGACTAACTCCTGCGATCAAAGCAAAACGGTAAACTGGCAAGCTAGGATGAATATCAATAAAATTTCGTAGCCGTTCGCGCGCCCAATCTTGGCCTTTGCTGTTAGCATTGCTCTGGTGTCCAATCATGCTTTTGCCTCCTGTTTAATTAATGGCGTTTCTGAGAAGTCCAGTGCTGCGAAGTGCTTAGCTAGTTTAATTAACTTAAGCAAGCTACCAGAAACTGGACCGTCAGCAGATATGCTATCTGACGCTTCATGAATCATGCGTGTATTTGCCTTAACAATGCCCCCAACAAGCACGATGATGTCTTGCCACTGTGCTTCAGTAACGTCTAGGCAACCACTGTCATAATCACGTTCGATGTCCGCTACT